AGCGCCAAGGCCGCGGGAAGGGGTCACTGCCCACCCCTCAGCCCGTCTCACCAATCGCCATCGGCTTGACTCCTGGACTGAATCCTAATTACTCGCCTATCCCCTTCAACGTGAGCTCCTTTGGCCTGATTGCAACAATAATGAGCAGCTTGAAGATTGTTCCAATCATTCGCCGCAGCCTCTGGGGATGGGTAGCCGAATTCTTTCCATCGGGATACAGGCTTAATCTCGTCGATAACGAACGAGAGCGGATGCTTAGCATCACTCGGCTCATCATAATGGATCTCCCCGAGCTTGCCCTTGCATATTCCACAGGGAGCATTCATTGCTTTGAATCTTGCCCGGTGTTTCCGGCGGAGGGTACCATTTTTATATCGTGGATTTGACTTGGACGGCATAATTTTCGACCCCTCCGGTATTCCTCAATCCAAGAGCTGCCTGAGGGGAGTCAGACAGCTCCGGAACGGGGTAAGTATGAACAGCAGCAAAATAGCTGTGCAATCAAAAAGAGCAGCCAAGGACTGCCTCTTGACCACTCTTTTCAGCTTACATTTTATCACCAACTAATTTATTTTTTTTGGAAAGTTTCAGCGCCAATATTAAAAAGCTTTTATTATGCTAAAGTCCCCAAGTTTAAGACCTTCAAGCAAGCTTGCCGGATCTTCTGTCGAAAAATCAAACTTAAATTCGACAGTCGCCTCCGTGTTTGGTAAATAATAAAAAGTACAAGCTTCTGGTAATACAATCTTTTGCTCTCCGATATTTTTGCCCGAAGAATCATCGAAAAGTTGAATTTTAGCCTTAATCATACTCCGCTTTCCTCGCTTTCTTTTGGTGGCTCCAAATATTCAGCATTAAGCCACTCGTCAGAGACCACCAACGCTTGAGTTTTGTTTTCTTTCATCAAACGAATAAATATAATCCCGGGGAAGATCTTCTTAAGCTTTTCTTCGTTAGTCATCTGCTGCCTCCAGATCATCTATTTGTGGTTAATTAATATCCCCTAGCTCCATTCTCGCATTATCATATTCGAATCTTGTGCAGTCCTTCCAATGCCTCTCGCTGTGTCCATCCTGATAAGTTATTTCCCAAAGAAGCTCATATTTCTCCGGATAATAGCGATCGACTTCATAAGGTACATTGATATAATCCTCAATTAGCCAGCTGTATTCCTTGCGATATTCTGTTTCCTTCTCGTAGTGTTCTGATGTATACCGATAGTCAACTATTATCTTTTTATCTTCTTCCCAGGCATCACAGCCCGTCAGAATCGTTGCTATCAGAAGCAAGGCTGCTACCTTCCGAATCATCTTCATGTATCTGCTCCCTTCAGAAAATCATCATTGATTGATAGCCCTACAAGCTCCATAAGCTTGCTGTCGAGCTTGTCAACGCTCCATTTGCTCGCTTCTCCTACCTCGATAATCTGGTCATACAATCTCTGGATTCTCTCAGGCCCAAAGCCTTCGCGCCTATGGATTCCGAGCAGAATGCAAGCCAATACGAGCGATCCGATCCAAGTCATCTGCTGCCTTCTCATGAAATATATCTGCTGCCTTGATAGCTGCCTTGAGTTGAGCGGATGGTTATTATTCAAGAATGCATATTCTCGCCAGCTCTTGCCTGATCCGTTCTGCAGCTCTACTCCGGTCTCATCTTCAAGCAATTCGACCATTGACTTATTGTTGTCCTTTCCGCACTCGTTCCAGGCTTTTTGAGTTTCCTTCAGAAGCTTGTTAATTCTGTCATGCTTCCATCCCCAGCCTTGATTCAAAGCGATTCCTGTCGCGCTGAAATATAGTCGAATCTGCTTATACATTTCATTTTGCATCTGATTCTCAAGCTTTGTTAATGGATCCATTCCTTACTCCTTCTTAAAATCCTTGGTGATGCGGATTGTTGCATCGTTTTTGTCTAAAAATTCGACAAAATCAATCATCTTATCGAGGAGCTCAGGATGCTCTTTTTGCAGGAACTCATAAAACAGTCCGAACTCATTTACGAGATCCAATGTACTCCCTTTTATTTTAATTTTATTCCCGTCAATATTAATCATCTCTTACACCCCTTTAAGCTGCACAGTAAAGCTGACCGGTTTTAACATCGTGCCGTCTGGGAACCAACTAATCACATCCTTGTCTAAATATGGAATTATCCCCTTTGAATCTGTTCTAGTGCTGCATACATTCTCATTTTCTTCGTCTCGAATCAAAACACTATAGTCTTGTGTTAACGTGTCAATCATCTCTTTAAATTTCATCTGTTATTCTCTCCTTCGTTGATTCTGTGCCACCTTGTCCAATCTAATTTACATTTGCAGCGCGGACAGCGATCTATATCAATTTCATTCTTCAGATTGTATCGATTATCCTCAATCATCCTGAATTCATAGCCGCAATTCGAGCAGATCGGATCATCACAGAGTCCAATGATCCCGACTTCTCTGACCTTATCCCGATCGGATAGCCAATCGTTAAGGCTCATCTGTCCATCACATTCGTAATTATCCCATACGCTCATTTTTTAAAAACTCTTTCATTATCATCTCCAAGGATCCGAATAATCATTTCTTTTTGAGTTTTCTCAGTCAAATCTGAGCGCTTTTTAATAAGCTCATGTATTCCAAATATGAATTCAGCAAGCTCTTCTTCGTCCATTTGCCTAACAACATCTATATTTCTCGGAGTATATTCCGAAAAGTTCCCGATATCGGCCAGGTACTCATTTCCTTTTGATACCAGCTTCAAAAAAAGATTCGGATTGTGACCTTGAAGCTTTGACCTGGTTATTATGATCGCATTGACCGCGGCCAAGATATTAGATACATCTTTGGTGAACACGCTCATGTCTTCAATCATTGCTCTCCCATCCTTTCTTGATTATCGCTATTGCGCTGTTCATATCTTCTTCTGTCTTGCAATAGATATGCAAGACCTGATCTTGTCTGAAGGCGTAAAAAGCTTTATCGTCCAGCGGAGCAAGCTCAATACATTTAAACATTTTTAGAGCTTCCGTGGCCAGCTCCAGCGCTGCCTTCTGTTCGTCCGTCTCGATCGGAATCTCTTCGATTATCCTGATCGCTCTCTCGTTTAGCATCTCCATAACTTTCTCCCCTTGATTCAATTGATATTATTTTAATTTCTCCCGGTATTTTCTCGGATACAGCCTTGGTTGCATCCTTCAGATTGTCCGCCCGAATGAAGATCTTCCGGTACTCTCCGGAGCTTATCAACCGGATCTCGAATAGTGTCCCCTTCATTTTTTTGACATTCCTCCGCCCTTGTGATTGCTAAAAACGCGTGTATATATATTATCGATATAGCTGTTATTATGGCTGATAAGATCAATATTGCACTACATACAATTAGCTCATCACTCATGCTCACGCTCCTTTATTGCTTTTCTGATCGAATATAAATAATCTTTGATTGATACGTAATAGCTGAACAGTTGATTTGATATCTCGCAAAGCTTATAGATTATCACCATCAATAAAATGCTTATGCCAATTAAAATTAATTTCATACTTCCGGCTCTTCTCCCTCATCCCATACTCCAAGCTCACAGAGCAGATCACATAGTATCTGCACGGCTGTTCCGGAGTCGATCATATCCTCATCAAGAACTTTCTCCTGGTGCATTGATACTCTTTTCCGGAAGCGATCGAAAAGAGCTACCAGCTGACTTCTTCCAACCTTGGATCTATCGTCAAAAGCTGCAAATTTTGCACTTTCGCACAGCTTTAAAAAATCATATCTGCTTTTTTCCTTGATTTCTTTAACCACGGACTCACTTGCCAGCTCATGAGTCCAGACAGGCCTTCCCATGATATCCTCGATATATCTATGATATATTCTAAAATCTTCGCCTGATAACATTGTAATTCCGGTGTAAGCCATTACTATGGCGCATTCTTTTTTAGTCATATCGTTTTCTCACTTTCTGCCTTGTACTTGTCAAGAATTTCATCCACCAATCGTATTGCAGTATCTGTAATTGGTAACTGTTCTATCTCAGTTCTTATTTTATCAAGATCCCTCTTTTCCTCTATCTTCCTTATTTTTTCCGCGTCTTCTAATCCCTTTTCGTATCCATGCGCAAATGTCAGAAATCTTCTTCCTAAAAGAGCTAATAAGATATAAACGGGAATCAGAATAATAGCTAAAATATAATCATGCATCTGAGGCCTCGCTTTCCTGTGGCTCGTTCTCTTCGAAATGCTCATAGATATGACTTCCGTATTTACTAAGTATGTCATCCAGCTCAATCAGAATCTCTTCTATCATCTCTATCTTCGCTTGGATGTCATTTCGTTTACGCATCAATTCTGTTTTTTTTCTTTTGAAAATGTTATATTCTTCTGCTACCTTGTAATATATTCCGTCTTGGTTCATTTCCTATCCTCACTTTCTGGCTTTGAAATGCACACAAGGACACCCAGCCCATTCTTCGCACCCATCTTCATAATTGATACATGGTTTGCGTACTTCTACCCGCAAACAATCATCCTTATGCTCCTTGTGGTACATATTGCGATATGCTCTTAACTCTTCTAACCACTTTGCAAGCTGTTTAAACTCTAAGTGGCCTTGTAAATTGCCATGTGTGCGCTCATACTCGGAATTCTTTTTGTATCTTGTTATAGCTTCATCAATCTTCATTTCTATCTTCTACCCCACTAAATATATCAATAGTATTAAGTAATGCATTATTTGGTCAGCTGTATAATCTATTAATTTATATCTAGCTTTTAGTGCATCTATATAAATGTGAGTCAAGAATATAAATAAAAGATCCCATGTAAATCCAAACACCACATAAAATGGCAAGCAATATAGTACGCAATGAACAAACAAATGATACCAATTCTCGCCTTTTGACTTGGCTATAAAATCACTTTGCAATACATAATCGCCCACTAAATGACAAAAAACTAACTTTAACAATAATTCAATCATCATCCCCATCTTTCAGAACCCACCTTATTTCTGACATTCTCAATAGATCTCCGTTGATATTCTTATCATTTGCTATCTTCTTTATTTTCTGATACTTGCGCATGGTAGCTGATATTTCCTTGTAAAAATCGCCATAAACCTCTTCTGTGATTGCGTCTGCGGTTCTAACACTTTTATCTTTACTTCTCGTAAATCCGCTTGCATCATCATATCTTTTGCATCTTACTCTACATCCATGTTCTTCTTCCTCGCAAAAGGTAATCAATTCATCTATCGTCATTCTTCCCTTCCCTTCAGGATCTTCCCGACCTCATCAACGGCCTTGCGATGCTTTTTGTATACCCAGTCAGGACTATAACTCATTGACTCTGCTATTTTGTTGATGCTCATATGGCCGATATACCGGAGCATTAAGATCGTGCGGTATTCTTCGGATTCGACCTGGTTGATTAACGCTTCGATTTCTGCTGCCTTGTCCAGCTTCGACGAATATAAGTCCCGGATCTTGCGCTCTACTTCGAAGATCTCACTTGTAAGCTTCTCAAGCTGATTTTCCGGGCTTCCTTGGACTTTATCAATGTCGTATCGGATCCCGGATGGATATAGGCAGCTCTCAAGCATTTTCTTTTTGCTTAAGAGCCTTAAGATCTGCAAATCTATAACTCTAACCGCGTTAAGAATATCATGCGCTTCTTGATTCATCTTATCCCCCTCTCTCTTCACCTGATCGGATGTTCTTGGCAATAGAAAACTCCTTGCATCTGGCCGTAAGTTAGATTTTGTTCTCTGGCCAGTTCGTTGATCTCTGCAAGTGTGTTTTCTTTTGGCAGCTTCTTCTTTATCTTCTTCTGGATTCGATCCGAGTTGATCTTATCCTTGTATATCATCCAATATTCTCTTTGACGCGTGATATTTCGTTCGTGAGCACATTCAGGCGAGCACGTCTTCGGCTTCCGACCTAGCCCGGAATGCTCATAATATTTTCCGCAAACTTCGCATCTATACATCATCAGAATAGCCTCCCTTGCTTTTTGTCGTCCTCTGCCGCCTTATCAACGTCCTCAAATTCTGTGAATTTGCCTAAAAGCTCCATCGTCCAGCGCTTCGAGATCGGATCCTGTGTGTATCTGTATAGCTTGTATTTATCTCTGACCTTCTCGGCTCTGTATGGATAAGCTGAGAATATCCTAAGATCTTTACCTACTTTCCACTCCATAAGGCCTCCTATTCTGACAAGTTGGCGATATCGTCTATACATTTGTTATATCCGGCATCCTGACACATCTGGATTGATGCATCTATGAAGTTGTCAACATCTACCTTCTTGGGCTTTGGGAGCGCGTGGAGCTTTGCGCGGCCTACAAATCGAGCGCCTAAAAGATTCGAATATGATATGCTGACCTCTGTTATATGTTCCGGCACATCTACCACTAAGATTTTTTTCATTTCAAAATCCTTTCTTTTGTGGGAATTCTCACATTTATAGCAGTTTTTCAAGCCTCTCAGCTTCCGCTTTATGATCGCAGCATTCGCAAAGATTTTTTTCACGTCCTGAGCAGCGCCAACATCCCGATAATTCTGAGTTTATGCGGCTTTTGACGTTTTCTCGTTCTCTATTAATTGACCTATCGACATACCACTCTGCGCTTGCGTGCGCCCGTCTGAGCGCCTTTGTAAAGTTAAAGGTAAGATTTACCATAGCGAAGCCTAAAAGCCCGACGCGCAGAAAACTGAGCGCACTGAGCCACCTTTCGATAATATTCACTCTCCCATGCGAGCTGTCCGGCGATTTTTGATAGACTTTCGGCCATCGGATTATCATGCAACCTTCGGATAAGTTCTCCGGTCGTGTGCTCGTCAGCAGTGAGCGGAATCCAAAGTCCGTCCTCTTCTGCCAGATCTCTTTTACCCGTTCCGAAGATCAAATGATGTCGTGCTTCCACCTGATCCCCGGATATCACTGACCAATGTTCGTTTTCAACTATCACCGACTTACTTCCCATCAATGCCCCTTTCTGCTCTGTACATGAGCCCCTTCAATTTTGACGCAATGAAGCGCCAATCCTCCGCATGACTTAGCGGCTGTCCGTTCTTGCGTTTAAAGTCTCTTTGCTCCCAGGTTCTTAGATTTTTAAGGCCTTGAATAATTAGGCCGTTCTTGCAACATATTCGGACTTCTGGTCGCGCATTTTGATTGATATGCTCTGCTGCCTCTCGGAGCGCCATAACAAGCAGCCCGTATTGATTGCCATAAGCTGAATCGAAGGTTCCATCCTCTCCAACCTTATGCCCGGATGATCCGTATCCGATCCATGTAGCGTGATATGATCCTTGTCTTGGTCTTGGACTTAATACGTCCGTCGATATATAGATATCAAGTCGCATATTATCCTCGCTATTGTGAGAATTCCCACATTTAAGCAAATTTTGGTCTTGGCTAACTCTTGACTAACTCTTGACTAACTATGGACTTTTAGGGTTCGTTTTCTGTCCAATAAAACGGAAAGATTAAGCTACATTGCCATATTTATTAAAAACTGCGGAGTGTAAAGCTTCCCCGTCGTGCTTGTCTGGCCTTCCGGATCTCTGAGCGTGTCAGACTGAAATACAATAGCCGGAATCCCATAAAAAGAGCATTGCAGATAGCACATATAAACCGCTCTTATATCGATATCCTGACAGGTCGCCCTCATTTTGACCTGGTAATTAATTCCCTTGTTCTTCAGAGCCTCAGCAAAAGCTATAATATTGCCACCTCCGCCGCATGATGGCTCGTTGCAATTGTATAATTCTTCGTTCGGTGCCTTCTTAAGCGCCATCTGTGCCATCAATCTGCAGATGTTATACGGAGTAAAAAATTGACCTGTCCGGCTGCTGCCTAGCTCCAGATGCATATAGATATATCCGAGAATATCTTCCATGCCTTCTTCCATCGCATCTACTAAAAGCCCGTTAAGCTCAAAGAATTTTTCTATCTTGTCTTTGTGCTTTTGGGATAGCTGGATATATACATCTTCGCGATCTTGATCGAATACCACCTGATTAGCTACAGCTATAGCGAACATTGAGACCCAATCATCGAAGATCTGATAAACGGAATACTCCCCAGACATCTTCTGGATCATCTCTATGATTTTTTTCTTTTTATCTGACATACTTCCCGTGCTCATTTTCTAAGTCCTCATCATTGATATCTAAATATACTTGTGTTACTGCTATGTTTGCATGGCCTAAAAGCTTTGAAACTGTCATAAATGGCATCCCAGCGCGAAGCGCGAAAGTCGCGCCCGTTCTTCGGAACCTATGCGGATGCGTGTCGTTAACTCCGGCTCTTTTTCCCAGATTCCTTAATATGCTTTCTATCGTGCTCTTATCTGTTGGAAGCTCAGGATGAACGTTCTCAGGATCCTTATACCATTGTTTTAGATCTTTTCGCTTCCTTCCCTTGGTGAGCTCTTGGAGCTGCCCGGCAGTCTTTAGTCTTGGCAAAAGATACGGATTCGAGTCGCTTCTACAGTCAAGATACTTTTGTATGGCCATTTTTGACTTGGCATTCAAATAAACAAATCTATCTTTTTCGCCTTTACCATGAACCAGGATCTTATCTGCCTCGATCTCATCGATACGAATATTGCAAAGCTCTGAGACACGACACCAAGTAGATAGCAGCACTTCGACTATCATCGTCTCGCGCTCGGTCTGACAATTATCCCGGAGCATTTCAACCTCAATATCCGAAAATGCTCTCTTCTTGGGCTTCGCGAACTTCATCACCTCGACTTTGGCCATAGGATTCTTTTTTATATGCTCATTGGCATAAAGCCAACCATAAAAAGTTGATAGTGCTCTTCGTTCGTTGTCAACGCTTGTCTTTTTGATCTTGTCCACGCGGAGCTTTTTGGCAAGATATAGCTTTATGTCGTCAGCTGTGACTTCATCAACGTTCTTACCGATAGCCGCCAATATTCTTACAAGATAAGACTTGTAACAGTGAAGCGTTCTTTCTGTCCTTCCCCCGGCTGCTTTGGATGCCAGGAACATAGCTATATATTTCTTGTTCTTGTCTTCGTCTCTGATCGCGACTTCTGTATGTCTCTTCTCGATCTCGTATTCTGACAAGATAATAGTGATCTGTGCTTTGATATCCTCGTAAGGTATTTTTGCCCTGTATGGAAAAAGGCAATTGACTAACTTCGTTTCTAGTTCTTGCCGCATTCCTAGCTCCCCCTATGATGTCAATTAGCTCTTAGCTCTCGCTCAAGAGCCTCGAAGTCGTATTCATTTTGCTGAAAGCTGGTCTTACTATTAGCCTCTGCTGCCTTCTCTTTGGGATCAACTTCGGTATCTGACCATCGGCACATAGTGAGCTTCCAGCTTTTGACGGGCTCGCCGTTCTTCTTGATCCATTTTTTCTCCTGGTAGTATTCGTAGAATTTGACCGGATTGAACTTAAGATCCATTTCAGCCGCGTATGCTTTTACTTCTTCCAAGGAAGGAATATTTGGCTTTTTATCTGCCAGCCAGCCAGACATACTATCTATCTTATATAAGTCTTTATTTAGGTTATTAATATTATTGGGTGAAATTTTTTCACTATTATGGTGAAATTTTTTCACCATAGATGGTGAAAATTTTTCACTATTGGATGGTGAAATTTTTTCACCATTATGATGAAAATTTTTCACCATATTGAAGTCCGGGACTATAGCATGATATTCGCTGTGTGTCGCGTCTTTCTTGATTATTTTTAGCAGTCCTTTACCGCAAAGCGATGAAATGCTATTTCTAATCGTTCTAACTGTAGATCCTGTCCATTCTGATAAATAAATCGCGGAGCCCGTATAATTTTGCTTTTCTGTCTGCGAGAATCCATAAATGATGGCATAAACTTGAAGATCTGTACCTTTTAGCCCGAGCCTATTAAGCATCCAGCCATGTATAACGAAATAATTTTCGTCCTTGATCATCTCTTCCCTCCCCTTATGATTGATCATAGTGTGCAAAAATAGTGATCTCCGATTTGTTCGGCCGGAGTGCCGTACTCGCCATAATGGCCAGCTGTGAAATAAAAATATTCTGAATATTTACGTTCAGATAATTCTGCAGCAACAGCTTCCTTGTCCTCGTCGCTTACATATTCGGACGCAGTAAAAAAACGCCCGTCTGAAATGCATGAGAATGCTCCTTCCTGGAATATCGCTCCCTCGATTCCAGCTTCAAAAGGCCAGCCGTGTTCCGATCGGTTAAGAACGACCCCGACAACGGCTCTTTTGCCTTCAAAGCATTGATTCTCCGCTTCTGCTGCCACCAGCTGACAGAGAAGATTGAACTCGTACTCTGAAATATATCCAATTTCCGGCATTTTACACTTAGAAATTTCATCAATATTATCAGATTGCATATTTATTGGATTTTCGATAAGATATAAATCGAAAAGACTTGATGTATACTGCATCTTAAACGTTTTCTTACTTATCTTTTCACTATTTATCGATTCAGCGACCTCGACCAAAAGGCTTGAATCATGAGTCTGATAGGTTGCTGTCGGCGCTCCCAACGTCGTCAGCGTTACCGCAGATATAAGCGCAGTGCATTGGATTAATGTTTGATGCATTAACTCCTCCCTGTGATATTTAATTTTTCGCGCCTGAAGATTTCCCGATCTTAGGCGCGATTTTTATTGGCTCCCTTCTCCGTGATATAAAGATCAATAGGAGTCGCCTTGTCGGACTCGCCCTTCAGGACTGCCCGATCGCAGCTTCTAACGTTAAGCTTACGGATCAAGTAATCGATCTCGTATATCGTGAACATTTCCGGATTATCCCATTTTCTTCTAAAAGTTGGAAAACTCCCGAGCATCTTATCTTCAAGAAGTCCCTTAAATCCGTTTATATTTCTGAGCTCCATGTATTTTTTTATGGTCGCTCTGAATTCTTGGCCGTTCATATTGTATCCTCTACATTTTGTAGAGTGACAGAGCTAAAAATAATGCTGTTAAGCGGCACGTCAAGCGCTTCAGCGATTCGTTCAGCCTTTTCGACTGTGAGTCGTTCCGGATGCCTCTCCCAGCTTCTAATAGTATTTTCATGCACTCCCAGAAGGGATGCAAGCTTTCTTTGCGAAATATTTTTCGCTCTTCTCCATTGGTAAATTGATAACTTCATTGGTATTGCCTTTCTTGATTTATTTCTATAGATAGCTTACACTACAAATTGTAGATAGTCAACAGTTATTATGTAGAGTATAATTGTTATCGGAGGACGATAACATGATTGGAGATAACATCCGAAGACTTCGGGAAGAAAAGGGAATGTCACAATCAGAGCTCGCAAAAAAGCTGTTTATATCTGACAAGACGATTTCATCCTGGGAAGTCAACAGGACTGAGCCCAAGATGGGAATGATAGAGGCTCTTTGTGTTGCGCTGCATTGCCAAAAGACCGATATAATCGGCGGTGAGCAGTCGATGAGGCTATCGCCTCATGAAAGAGCTGTTATCATAGCTTATAGACAAAATGCATCTATGCAAGAAGCTGTCGATCGCATTCTTGGCATTGAGCGCGTCGAAAAAAAGAATCTGAATTCAGGATAATACCTTTTCGAAGGAGAACGAGATGAAAGCTAAGAAAACAAAATCCGGAAAGTATAAAGTCGTAGTCTCAGCTGGCAAGGATGCCAGCGGCAAATATCGCCAGAAAGCTTTTACCGCCCCCACCAAAAAAGAGGCGGAGTTTCTGGCTGCTCAATATCAGATGCAGCGCAAGGAAGATAGGAAGAGCCCGACAATCGATTTCGCTATCACATCATATATCAGTTCAAGATCGGCTGTATGCTCCCCCAAGACGATTCTTGAATATGAGCGAATGCAGAAAAATTATTTTGATTGCATTCGAGATAAACAAGTGTGCGACCTAACGAACGAGGATATTCAGAGATTTATTAACGATTTGGCTTTTCATCTTGCTCCAAAGACTGTAGACAATATTATCAGTCTCTTACGATCGGCCTTAAAACAGAATAACCCTGATAGACGATATAATTATACGCTTCCAGCTGATGCAGCCATTGAGAGACATATTCCGGATGATGATGATCTCAAGAAGCTGATGGAACTGAGTCGGCCAAATAAAGAATTACACCTGGCTATAATTTTGAGCGCTTTTGGATCCTTGAGGCGGAGCGAGATCTGCGGATTATCTTATGAAGATATATATCGAGATTTTAACGCGATCTATGTACATAGCGCTGTAGTTTTAGACCATAACAATAAATGGATTCATAAAAAATATACCAAGAACAAACAGTCGACTCGACAAGTCATTTACTCAAAGGAAGTTATTGACTTAATCGGTCAAGGGACAGGACGCATCTTTACTCACACTCCAGACTATTTTACATCAAGCTTCTGTAATCTCAGAGACCGCCTCGGGCTTAAGTGCCGTTTTCACGATTTGAGGCATTACACTATTTCGACGATGCACGCGATCGGGATCCCGGATCAATACATCCAACAGCGCTCCGGTCATAAAACCGATAAGACAATGAAAGAAGTTTATCGGAATCCGCTCAAGTCACAGAGCAATGTTTTTGTAGCAAAAATAAATAACTACTTCTCAGAGAATTTTAAGGATGAGCTCAAAACAGAAAACGAAAATAAAAATAATATCTTAACACAAAACGAAAATCAAATAATATCTTGACAAGATATTGGACATAATATTGGACAGAAATTAATTAAAAAAGCTTTAATTCAATTAAAATTGTTTTAACTGAATTAAAGTTTTTTTATTTTTGAAAGTCAGAGCCGGAGCGACCTCGAGAGTCATTCCGCTTTATATCTGATTTTTTAGATTGAAGCTGCTGACGGGAATCGAACCCGTATTAATTTCGGCTTTGATGCGCTTATTTACAGCGTTTAAAAAATGGATGGACAGAATTTTGGACAGAATTTTTTGCAAAAAAATGAAACCGGAGGAAGGCCAATTCATCCGGCTTCATTTGGCGCAAGAATCAATTTCGTAACTTCGGTAGGAGTTACTACTTAAGTATATCACTAATTATCAATTTATCGTAACAATATTTATTTATGCATAAAAAAAGACCGCTGCGAGATGCAGCGGCCGTAATTACAATTTTAATTATGTTAGATAATTCGTGGAGACCCAGCCTTCTATTTTTGACCATTTCCCGGATGTTTCTGTGACATTGACTTTTGCTCCGTTGGGAAGCTGGCCGATTATGTTATCTCCAAGCTCAGGACTTAGACGTATATTGAGCTTATTTGTGACTTTTACAGTCTTAATGCCCTGTTTTGATGGAATAAATCCATCTTCGGACTTTGGGAGATCTTTGGCCATAGCTGCAGCTAGTCCCGTAAAGTCAACGTCAAGATCTACGTTTCCGGCAATCCCTGATACTTTTCCCTTGCTTGAGAATTGCCAGGTATCTGCATATTTCTCCGGGCTCATGGACTCCGGCGGGATCTGGCCAAGATCGTTCTTAAGATATCGAGCGATCCACCAATATTTATATTTAGCTTTTAAATATTTTTTATCTAATACAGAATCATGCCAATACTTCGAGCAATATATACCAATATCCGTGTATCCATGGCTCTTTAGGATCTCATCTTCAATCTTGAGCATCTTATGGATCGCGAGATTTCCGGCAGCTCTCAAAGACTTGTCTTCAAGATCGTGCCAGATACCGAGATGCAGCTTTCTTCCGTTGAGCGTTCTGACGAGAGCTTCAGCCTCGGCTACCGGATCAGCCAGGGAAGCACTCGCATGATATACGTATATCCCGACATTAATTGCATTATTGATGCATCCTTGATAATTTTCTTCGAATCGTTCGTCTGGTCGATGATTCTGAGACTCATATATGCATTTTAGGATTGAAAAATTAACAGGAAGATTCCCGGCTGATGTGATCCCCAATCTGGCGACCTTTTGCCAATTAATCTTACCCTGATGATGAGATACGTCAATCCCATATCCAGCTATAATCATGGCTCTTCCTCTTCTTCCTTCTGGGAGTCAGGTTCTTCTTTTGCCTGGCTATTAATAGCTGCAGCATCGATCTGACCTTCTGCTAAAATATACGATATCAAGGTCAGAAAAGAGCCGATTATAGCTACAATCTGAGCTATCTGATTTTCCGACATATTGAAGGCTACAAGAATAGCTGTAATAAAGGCAAGCAGAGCGCTTGCGAATTTCCTTGATGTAATCTTCCTGATAAAATCTTCCTTCGTCATAGTGGGCTCCTTTCCCATTTTAATTTCACGATTTCGAAAATATTTTTCAAAAATCGAGATTAATCTTCAAAAAACGCATATAAAATGCAAAAAAATGAGATTATTGTTTTTCATAAGGCAGCGAGTCAAGCTTCAGAAAGTCGCGTTCTATCTCTCCGTTGCCTCCGCGCTCCTTATATACGTCAAACATGAATTGATAGCGCCTTCGCTCGTCGGCTGTATAGAATCCGCGCTCATTGGTCTTGTCAATGACATATCTGAGCTCAATCTTCAAGATCAGGAGAATAAGAGTATCGTCTTGCTCTTTTTTTTTAAGAGCTGCAGCTTCCTGATCTTCTCGTTTCTTTCTGTATTCTTCTGTCTTTTTGGTGAAGCGATTAAAAAGATATGTAAGATATAACGAGATCAGAGCTCCCAGAGCTCCGACTATAAGAGTTAATGCACTTGACTGTAAAATTCCCATATGTTAGCCCCCTAACAAATAAGAGCCGCATTTCTGCGGCTCTGACTTAATTCGCAAAATTCTGCTTTTATGACTTTTCTGGCTCCGGCTGTGGTAGTCTGTCAATAGTTGCTGTTTTTCCCTCAATTAGTCTACCATAACCATCAAGGAGTTTGATTACAACAAAACCTGTTTGAGCATTCCCAGCGTATGATGAGCACTTGTCATAGTATGTGCTCTCAGCGCTGTTATAATCATCTTTGCGAATGATTTCTTCTGAGTTGCCTCCCGATTTGTTGAGTGATAAAACCAGAACATAGTATTTATTTAACATACAATTATCCTCCTTTATTATGAGAATTTATATCCATATATTGCTAATCCTATAGCAGTGCTAAAACTCAGAGTTTCTCCAGCTTTTACATTTTGAAAAACTAAACCAGCTCCTTGATAGGAACTACCACCGCCCTCTAATAGCCATGTGTAAGTAACACCTCGAAAAGTAGGTTTATATTGAGGATCAGTTCCAACTCTACCAGTAACCAATTGAATCAAGTCATAATTATCATTAAAAGTATAACTTGAAATTTTCGATTGGGTAATTAAAATTGGATTGCCATAAACCCCAGCTTTTCCACCTTTTTTCTTTAATTGACACAATTTTTGAGCCATATCAGTCCACCCCCTCAATTCCGATATAAAATGTCGTTGATGGGATAGCTGATGCATATAGATACATCGTTGTACCATCAACAGTCACATATTGAAGCAAGTCATACGCTTCTTGCTGTGCTGTTGTTGGCAGTCCTGTTCCTGAGCTTGTCGAGATATCAACAGATGGACTGTCAACGTATACATGAGACAAGGCGATAGATTTCTTATAGAGAGTTGTTCCTGACTGAGAGCTTGTATCCGCAGTCCATGAGCTTGTATTAACTGTCTTTCTTGTTATCTTGTGCTTATTGGTAATTGAATCATTAAGAGCCTTGCCCTGAGTAGCATCAAGAACTTTTCCGGCTGTTGTAGTGGTCAGATTGTTGGCAATATCTGATGTTCCAAGCTTACTAGATAATGTAGTCTCTAAAGTCTGCTTTAGCGAACTAACTGCGCCCGACTCAATAAGATCTGTGCTTCCGGATGTAATGGCCGAAGTCGCATTTCTAGCTGCAGCTGTTCCAAGGCTCTTATTTTCAAATTTCTGAGTTGTTGAATTGTATTGTAGGATCTGGCCGTTAGCGATCGAGCTGATGGTAACATTATTAAGATCCGATACCCCAAGATCTGCCGTTATAAGTCCCGTCTCGTCGATCGTGATCGTGGTTCCGTCCGGCATTACGATTCCAGGGACGGATGTAGTTGCAATTTTGGCAGCTGTGCCAAATGGCTGCCAATAAGTTAGCTGCGTATCTGTTGCCGGATCAACTCCGACAGAAGCTTGTCTTGCAATATAGGCTATGTCTCCACGTGTTACAAGATCAAGCATCTCGTAAGATTCCAGATTAGTCCATTCGCCTTTAGGAATAATCAGGATTCTTCCAGCGTTAATCATTTTGATTCCTCCTTATACGACTACTTCATAGAGCAGATCTCCAGAAGTGGGATCTATTACTAATCTGATTCCAGAGTTGATGTCATAATATAGGCATCCATCTGAATAATTAATCATGATGTGAAGTCCTGTGAGTCTATCTGTTACACTTTGAAGAAGATCAGCAGCCTGGGATCTTATCTGCTCAGTCGCGTCCCGGATACTTGCTGACAAATCTGAATAATATTTCGAATTATTCTGAAATGTCGTGTCGCCCTCATCAACAGGGACATTTTGAACCTTGCCAACAGCCCAAGCTTCAGATCTTCCCGTGTAATATCTCGCATTATTCTGGTAAGTCTGATCGGATACAGGAACGGCAGTGCCTTCTACTTCTCCGATCGCCCAGGCTTCGGATCTTCCCTTATAGAATTTTGAATTATCTTCGAATCCGTCAGTTCCGGATCCGACAGGGACTGCTCCCCGTGTACCCTTCGCCCAGGCTTCAGAATCGAGCGAAAAGTTTTCGGAAGCTTGCTGAAAAGCATCCGCGTGAGCTTCAGATATCCTGATATCTGCAAGATAATCCGTCCTGAGCTGATCGTCACCTATGGAGTGATCTATAATATTGCCTGTGACGATTCCTGTCGGAGATACAGACAATCCGATTGTCGCTGTGTTTGCAAATTCGTTGTTTTGGATCAGGCTGGACAGGTTGACTCTAGCCACGGATCCATCATTAAGAGTCAAAAGAAGCTCTTGCGTCTCGTAATCATAGCCGAAGTTAATAGCGAGCTTATTAAGAGTCGTCTGAATCGTGACTGTTGATCCGTTCTGCTTCGTCAGAGTTATAACGCCCGTCTCGTCATCAACAGACATGGACGCTATTAGATTATCAACAGTAGTCTTATCCGATTTCTCTGTGTCAAGAGTTATTACTCTGTCGTCAATCTCGTTAAGAGCAAAGTCCATCCTGTTCAGATTCGACTCGTTGAGCGGAGTCGCTTCCGATGGATAATTCTCCCAATTTATTCGAGAATATGTTTTCTGCATTTGTGTTCGCCTCCAGGAGCATCTTTTCATTCTGCTCTTTGATTGCTTTGTTTGCAGCTCTTTCAGTGTTATACATAGCGCTTTCGAGCGCTAATCTTCGCGCTTCAAGCGGAATGTCATCATATAAATTGACCAGGCTAATAATTTGGTCAAAAAACTCTCTTATTCTTAGATCCATCTAATACCTCTTTACATATCTTCGATCTAATAGCGTATACAGATTTGTGTACCCAGATCCATCGTATATCGATATCGATCCGGTACGAAGAGAGCCGCAAGTAATCGATCCTTGCAATGCATTATTAACAGCTGTAGTCACTTGTGAAGCTGTGACGTATCGCGCATTAATGTAGTTAACAGTGGCTCGAACCGCGTTGAGCTCTGTTATTGATGCTTTCTGCGCGACAAGCTGATTCGTTTTGACAACCTCCGCGTTAACATGAGCTATCGTCGCATTTGTCGCCTGAAGATCAGTGATAGATGCTTTTGTGGCTACAAGTGACTCGATCTGAGCATCCTTAGATACAAGTTGATCGCATCGCACATTAACAGCTTGAACCTGATTAGCTCGAATACTAGCCTCATTGTTATCGGCATTCCTTCGAGCTTCAGCTTCGGCATTGATCTGACTCTGACGTGTCGCTGCTTCGGCATTAATCTGACTCTGACGTGTCGCTGCTTCATTAGTGATCTGCGTCTGCCTTGTGCTGGCTTCATTCGTGATCGCCTGAGCGTTAGCATTTGCCTGAGTCTTTATATCCGGGACATAAGGCGGAAGCTTCCTGTCACCATCTGAAGAGAATGAATCCGTAATAGCCTGGATCCCCTTCAATGTCCTTGATAATACGTAAGATCTGACGATCGAGAGTCTTGCGCTCATCATAATGAAGTCGCCACATTCCACGTAAGGAAGTCCTATAGCCTTAACCTGAGAAGGAACATACCACAAT